GTGATGTAGCCTTTGGTGACAAGAGGCCCGAAGGCCAGCAGCAGCGCATAGCGAATGAGCTGCCAGATGGTGTCTGACGTCATTTGGATGTCCTCAATTGTAGGTGGATGCCTGAGACCGTCAGGCGACGGTTAAACGACCTTGCCGCTGCCGCCCGCGGTTACGAGCTGCGGCGGCAGCTTGCCGGTGACCGGCACCGGAATGGATTTCGGCCAATAGAAGCCTGACAGGCCGAAGCGGCGGGCGTTGCTGGCCAGGTCCTCGACGCGGACCATATCGCTCTCGTTGCCGCCCAGCGTCGAAATCAGCCCGGCATGTTCGCCGTTATAGAAACCGACGTGGCCGAGCCCTTGCGATTTCACGCCGCGCCAGAATGTCACAATGCAGCCAAACGCCGGCGCCGGCAGCTTGATGAAATGTGGATCGTGTTCGAACGACCGCGCCATCGCCGAACGGGTGCCACGGATGCCGACGCTCTCCAACATGGCGTTGGCGAAGATTGCGCACCACGGATCGCCCTCGCTTCCGCAATGGGCGAGCTTGATATAGCGGCGGATATCCGGCCCGCGGTTCTCGGGCAGTTCGCGAGTTCCGATCTCCTTGCGGGCGGCAACAAACCAAGCGGGAACGCTCGCGGCCAAAGCTGCGTTGGGCATTTATGGAGTCCTCTTGGGCGTGGTAGAGAGTTAGCGCGGCGGTGGAACTAACGCTCGCCGTAGATTGGATGGCAAGAGCATGACGCTGAGCTCGTTCATCTCGCTGCTAGTCATCGGGGTGGCGACGACGCTGCTTGCGTCCTGTGAGTCGCCGTATAAACTCGGCCGAGCAATACCCGTCATTGTTGGTGGCGCACCGAAAACCGTCCCGCCGCCGCGCGGCACGCCAGAATATGACGAGTGGCTCAAAAAACCCCGGACCAACGATGACAAATGACACGTCACCGGTGGTGGCTCCCGGCCAGTTAATTCCAGGTATTCAGTGAATTATACGCCGCTCCAGCAAGACTGATCGAGCCGCAGTTCATGGCGGTGTTCAGTTGCACGCGAACATCCGTGTTGCCTGACGGGACATAGTATCCAACCGGACTTGTTCCCGTCAGATCGCTGACATCGTTGTGCGAGATCATGATTTTTGTTGAGCCCGAACTTTGAATTCCAGTGGCTCCATTCGTTGTGATCTGCTTCACGGTATTGCTTTTTACCATGGACGGGCCAGTACATCCCTCCGAAAGGAGGACACCTGTTGTTGCCGTCGTACTGTCAGATATTTCATTGCCGGATATCTCGAAAGTCGACTGATACGCGACATTAATACCCTTTCCACTTGGCGTTCTGATCATGTTGCTACGGGCGACATTGCCTGACCCGACGATCGGACCTGTAGGGTTGCCGGAAAAATTGATTCCGTTCGTGCAACGATAGATCAGATTGTTTTCGACCAGGTTGTTGTTGTCCGCGCGAGTCGCGCCGGACCATCCGACAGCGACCCCTTGCCCGCAGTCTCGGAATTCGTTGTCGCGGCAGACATTGTAATCCGATCCGGCACCGTGACAGTTCCATCCCGTGTCGACCATGTTCACGGCCATGTTGTGAGAAAATTCACACCACCGAGTTCGGTTAGTGAAGGTGTTCTCCCGCAAGTTTTCGAAATAGCAGTCTTTTACAGAGGAAAAAATACAGCTTTCATCGAAGCTCACTCCGTAACCGGTGCCGCCGGTGCCGGGTGATTGACCGTCGCGCGCGACGCATCCGCAGATATGGCTGTTATAGGATGTTTGGAAGACGAACGAACCTCCGCCCCGCGATTGGCCCACGGTTACGCCGTCGCTGATTAGGCAATCCACCGGATATACAAGGCGGATACCATATTGGCGGTTGATCCCGCAGATAACCTCCCCGCAGCCACGAATGCGAACATTTCTCAGCGGGGTAAGGGGGGCCAGTTTTGCGTGGTTGGCTGTCGTATATGCCGACGTCAATTTGCGCGCAAAGTTCACAGTCCCTGACGACGTCGAACTGATACGAACGATCTCTTGGTTCCTGCCGGCGAAATCGGGAGAGCCAAACACGTAATCATCGTCAAAGAGCAAGGCATAGCTGCCCGCCGGGAATGCCGATTCTGCGCCAGCGCTCATCGAAACGCTGGCGCTTCCGGTTGTAACGTTCCCTGTGAGTGCAACGGCCGACCCGGTGTCAACTGTGCCACTGCCATACAGCACATGTCCGCCTGTCACGCTGCCTGCGTCGGGCTGGATGAACCGCGCGCCTGGAGAGAAGATCATCGTCAGATCGCTCTTTAAAACCGCCCCGTCGATCGCATAATCCCCGGGGGGGACGATCAGCTTTCCGCCGATAGCGGAGACATAATCGATCGCACCATTCAAAATGGTGGTGTCATCAGTACTGCCATTGGCTGCGGGACCGAAAGCGGCGAACGAGGCCTCAGCGTCTCTTAATTCCCACCAGCCGCCATTACCGGAGTCTGTGCTGCCGTTCGGTAGATAGCGATCGGTGCTTCTCAGTTTCGCCGTGTGCGCCGGCTCGGAAGCAACGCGGACTGCGACGCGCCAGGGCCCAACTCCAGGCGTCGTCAGCCCGGCCAGAGAGAGGTGCTTGGTCGAGGACGGGATCGTGGTGGCTTCCGCGGCGCTCTTTGTCGCGAATAATGTGATGCCGGTGGCGCCGACCGCCGCGTCAGCAGCATCCTGCGCATCTGACACGGCGGACTCTGCCGCCGCCTGCGCCGCCTCAGCCGCAGCTTGGATGGCAGAACTGGCCTGATCCGAGATCATCCGGAATTCGGCGCCGTCAATGTATCCGGCGACCAGCATATTCGGCACGAAGCCGCCAATTGCCGGCGAGTTATCCGAGGCCGTTTTTATGGTAAGTGGCGCTCCGCCATTGAGAGCCACGGTGACGGTGGAACTGGTGTTCGCATCGGTGATATTGAAAACAACCAGCGCATCTTCAGAGGCGATCGGCTGCGTGTTGCTGGCGACGATTGCATTAGCCGAACCTGCGCCTGCATTGGTCGCGCGGTAAAACGAATACGGCAGGCTGGCCAGCCGCGTCCAGTTTCCGGTGCCGGATGCGCCCGACTTTTGATAGACGCCGTTATTACCTGCCACCGGGTCCTGGATGACCCATGCCATGACATTGGCATTGTAACTTAAGGTCGAATTGGCCTGCGCTTTGGTGGTGAAGATCACGCCGCCGCCGGCAACGAAGCTATTGACGATCGTTTCTAGCGGGCCAATGACCGACTGTCGCGTGTATCGGCGTATGGATTTTGTATCGCCAACGACTTCGTTTCCTATGAACTCGCCCAGGACGGTGCCAAGCGGGATATTGGAAGTGCGGATGGGAGCGTTCATTACGTGAGCCGTCCTTTATTTAGCCAACCGTGCAGCGTCTTGCTTCAAGAATGCCGTAGGCTTTGACAGCGTTTCCTGAAAACGACGCCCGACCGATGAGATATAAAGTCTGCGGAGATTCCAAATTGACCCGTACAGGTCCCAGGACAACGTTCGCGGAGCTGGTGCCGACATCAACTCCGCTTCCGAGCCACTGAGCTGAATAATGGCCGGGCGCTGTGTCCAGCGTCGCGCTGGTGGACGAAATGCTTCCCACTGTTTGGAGCAAAGTCGAAACGGATCCGCCCCCCTGGAAAGTGACGTTCCCTCGAACATCCCAATCACCGGCAGGGAGTGATATACTGGTGACGTTGGCGGCAGTAAGACTGGCCAGCGTCAAGGCACTCCCACTGTCTCGCGAAGTCGCAACATATTCCCCTGCCGTATATAGCTCGGAGAAGTTGTCGTTGATTTTGTCGCCGCCGTCCCGGATGGAATCACCGGTTCCGTCGTTCGGAGCGGTGCCCAGATTTAGCGTCTGTTGCGCCATCAGAAATGATCCCAGGTTAGTGCGACAGAATCCAAGGTGTCGTCACCGCTGTCGAACGTCGGAGCGTTCGGTGTCGCGGAATGCAGCGTCGCCTGCACAACAGATGTATCCGCACTCGAAACGCCATAAGGGGTCACGGCGCGGGCTTTGACGTCGATGGTGTCCCCTACTGCGAAACCATCGATCACTGCCACGCCGCTTGACACTGAAACATTGATTGTTGCGAAGGCACCTCCGCCATGAAGGCGGTATGAGACGACGTAACTTGCCGTTGCTCCAGTCTCGGACCCGCCAGGCCCCGGCGAAAGCGCGACATTGAATACGAGATACGCGTCGCTGACAGAAAATGTCGGGACCGCTGGTAGCCATGCCGAAACGTCGATTTCTTCACCAACCCTTCCGTTCCACGTTGGCGGGGTTTCGGCATCGACCAGATCATCGATAATCGGCGCAGCATCAACCAACGTGAGCTTTGCCGTCATGTTTTCGCCGCGCTCGACACTCTTGACGATGCAATCGATAACCGGCCCTCTGATCGAAGTCCCGAATGCCGCGAGATTTCCTGCTTCGATACCGGTGAGATCGCCGATCAGCGTCAGGTTGGTTGTTTCGCCGATAACGGTGACAACAGTTCGTCGGGCAGACGTTCCATTGGAGAGGCGTATCACACAGGCATAAGATCGCCCGGCCAGCATTGTTACGGGCGTATCTAGCGTCACGATCTGACCCGATATGGCACGAACCCTCGCCGCAACATGGTCGCGATCCAGCACGTCGTGATTGAGCGGAACGAGGTCGCCGCGGGCCAGTACAAGCGATTCGATATCCTGCGAAACAGTATAGGTGTGCGGCCTATGAACCAGCTCATATTGCCTCCGCCGCGCCGCCCTCCAAATCTGATCTGGGTTCGTTACTCCGGGCATCGGAAGATCTTCAGTTATCTCGACTGCATCCGAAGAAATGCCAGGAAATGGGATGATGCGCTCGGCCTGGTTGTATCCGTTAGTTTCATCAATGAACTGGACGCGATGGCCGTCGGGGAAAAGGACCTGAGGCGTTTGCCCCTGAAAATCCCACGAATTGCGTGGGGAGATTGCAGAAACGTAAGTGGCCTGGGGTTTATCGATCGTGACCCCCCACCTTATGCCGTCATCGTGCGGCGTCGCGCGGCCGGCGGCAGCAATATCTGCCAATACATCAAGTCGAGTGGCGTCGTAATCGTGCACTCGATTGTAGGTCAGGCCCTTTGAGGTACAGAACTCGTGCCATTCCTGTAGATTCGCCAGGTCAATTTGATCATCCGTTTTGGGATAGGCGTTGGCCGGCCCTTGCAGAACGTGACGAAAAAGAGACGCTGGATTTCGCGTGGGCCTTGTAATCCATGTTTGCGATCCGGCGTCCCAATCCCGGCAAATAAGCTGAGCAACGCCGTTGTAATTATCGAGAGCGCCATTCAGCTGATTGCTTGCGCGGATCCTCACCACGTTCATGGCGACGGGCTTGTCGTAGTTGAACGGCGATTCCGGTCGAAATGACCTGATGCAGCTCCAGTCGGAACGGTCTATGATCTTCGGATCGAGTTGATCCGTCGTCAGTCGAGTAACCCCAACTTCGTACTGACCGCGCTGAGGAAAGTCCCACCTGTAAGAGCGACGAATGATCTTCTGCGATTGTCCGCTTATGCTAATGGTATCGACGTCGGTCCAGGTATCGGCACCGACCAATCTCTGACGGATTTTGAACTGGACCGTCCACCATCCAGGTCGCCCCTTATCGTCGAATTTGAGCAATCCTTGAACGAAAGCGAAATCGATCGAGCACCACGCCGTATCTCTGGCAGTTGTTCGATATTGCTCGCCGTCATTGCTGGTTAGATGCGCCGATAACTGCTCTTCGACGACTTGTTGCGTGTAAAGAGACGAACTCGGTATGGTCGTTCCGTCAAACGACTCGATTTGAACATCATTGAAATCGGCAATGGGCGTATCGCCAAGACTATGGTTGCTGATCGAAAGCGGACCGTGCCCCCATAGAAACGCCGCGGTGATATATTGATCATCGCCGATAACTTCGGTGAATGGCGTGGCCGCATAAATCGGAGCATAGCGATGCTGGCCCAAGATGCAGGGGATGACCCCGCCTGGATTGGCGGAGTTTTTTAATCCGGTAATCGCATAGATGTCCGTACCCTTGTCTTGGTCGCCGAGGCCGCGAGCCGGAATCAGTGCGTTGAGCAGCAGTGAACCCGCGATGGCGACGCCGGCCGTAATGGTCGACGCCGCCACTGATGAGGTAATCGTGATCCCGCCGATGGCAAAGCCACCGTACCCCGACAGCCCGCCTGCAATTGCAGGCGCATAATACTGTCCCAACGCTACGGCAGCCACGAGCACCGCGACCGAGAGCACGCTGCGGAGCGTGTCATCCCCGGGGACCACCCGGATAACAACGCTCGCTCCCGGCTTTGGCCGTACATGCCGCCAAGCTTCACGCGCGATGACATGCTCGCCAATGGATACGCGCACACGATCGAGCGCAGAATGGGGAAAGCCCGGGAAAGCGAGCACCACCATCTCTGCAATCGTCGTCCCTGCAGCGACCGTCATTTCCAAGCGTTCGCGCGCTGGATCAAGACGCGGCAGGACGATCAGCCTGCTCGCCGCACCGTTGAATGTTTCGTGACGCATCAGATTGTCAGCAAGTCAATGTGCCTGCGAAGTCCGAGAAATTTCGGCTGCCAGCGACCTTGATCGAAGCGATCAATGCAGGATTCGGCATCGTGTGTAATATGCAGCATTCGGCCCGGTCCGATCACGATACCGACGTGACTATCGATCCCGGCCCGCTTGAACACAGCCATGTCGAATTCACGTTCTTGGCCCGGCCTGACGTCGCGCCACGGCGACTTGACCAGTTCACCCGCCATTAATGATGCGATCTGCTGACGCTCGGGTGCATCTAGCGTTTCGCGCGCATAGCTGATGATCTCAATACCGAGCACATCGCGATAGATCAGCCATAACAGGCCCCAGCAATCGACGCCATCGCGCGACCTTCCGGCGAGCCGCCAGGGCAGGCCAACGAAATCGCGGGACCAGTGCACTATCGGTACATCCCCGGGAATCTCGCCTTGGTCGTTCGAAATGCCGGCCACGGCTCGCTTTCGATCGGTTCACGAGAAACATCCAGAGAGACCTGCATCGCGTTGTAAGAGCCGTTAGTCGCCTTCATGGCGTAGGATTCCTCGACGTCATCCGGCGCTGATGAAATGACCATCTTCAATGTTACATCTGCCTGAGTACCAGGCGTCACGCCGCGCACCGTCGACGCCATGTCCTCCGTGACGTTGGCGAAAATCAGCGTCGTCGACGGCGGCTTGCCTTCCTGATCGTCGGGCCACGCCGCAGTCATCATGACCCACTCATATTCTGCGCCCCGATGGACGATCCCATACCGAAGCGGATCAGCCGATAATCTCTGTGCCGGCTCGCTGCACATCAGCTCCGGGGACGTCGCGCCAGGCGGCGTAATCTCAACCAAAATTACGGGGAATTCGTCAGTGCTCTCCGCATTGAACGCCTGACGAAATGACATCGAGAGTTGCGGCATCAGGGCAGAACGACAATGCTGAACTGGATTTGGAACTTATTTCCGGAAAGACGGCTATAGGCCGGCTCCTGCTTGTCAAACTGAACTAGCCACCACGACTCCATGCGGATGGGGCTGCCGTCCTCTGTCTCCAGCCACGCGCCCGACTCGTCCGCTAGTTGATATCCATCCAATTGCTGGTCCCGATATAGGAACGGTAATGTGCCGCCAGCCGTGTCTTCGTCCCAAAACCTATCAAAGCGCGCTCTGAGGTCGGGGCTGACCGCAATAATGCAAGAAACCGGAACTATTTTAGGGCCCCTTCGACGCAGTTTTGCCTGACCGTAGTCGGGAGCGGTCGACAAACGACTGCCTCTCGGACCGGTCTGCAGACTTCCGAGCAATACGCCACACGGCAGTTCAACAGGCCATCTGACGACAGTCACCTCCGAACTCCCAAAGGAGATGCACCAAAATTATTCTTCAGCGCGCTGCGCGTCGCCGATCCCGGACGAGACATTGAGGAAGCGACCGCGTCGTCAATCGTAAACTGAAGGCTCCGGTTCCCGCGGCCATCGACGGCCTGCTGATGTTTAACCTCGACGCCAGCGTTATTGATGATAGTCACTTTAAAATCGCCAGAAGCCGAATTCGTGATGCCGGGTATCGAGGGCAATGCGACCGGGCCGCCCTTATCATATCCGCGTAAGCCTTTTCGCATCGCTTCGACGGCGGCGACGCCGCCGGCGCGCATCACGTCGTCCTGCGACCAGACGACCTCGCCCTTATGGACGACACCAGCTGGCTGATATTTGCCGCCGGCGCCAGTATAGCCGCCCTCGTCAAAACCAAAGCCGCCCTTGATGAGGCTGGCGAACGGCGACAGCCCTCCGGCCGCGGTAGGATTGAAGAAAGAAGAAAACACCGAATTGATAGCCATTTTCTCCAGCGTCTTGATGAGGCTGGTCAGAACATCGCCAAGGCTCTTGCCTTCAACGACCGCATCGGCGAACGCCGACGACAGCGCGGATCCGACCTGAGAACTGGCGCTATTCAGCCTGTTCAGCGATTCCCTGGCGGCATCGAAATTGGCCGTGGCTGTGCGGGCGCCTTCCGACGCCGAGATAAACGCGGCACGGTGTGCTGGCGTCAGGCTGATGTGTGCTTGCTCGAGCGCCTGCTCAGCCGACATCGAGGCTCGCAGCTTCTCATACTGGTCGATCTGCGCCTGAGTAACCTCGCCTTCGTCTCTACGGATGGCATTGAGCAGCGTGAATTCCGCGCGAAGCTGCTCCCGCGCGGCATTGTTCTGGAAAACAGCAGTGGTGTCGGCATTGACCGCTGCGGTGTGCTTCGTGATCTGCTCGGCCGTGCGGTCGAAGGCGTCAACCTCATCACCGGTGCCAGCATTTTTTACTGGTACATTGCTCAGAGGCCGATTCGGATCACGGGTGGACGTTCCGGCACCCCCATTAATGACGACGCGCGGACGATGAGACGCGTCAGTAGCCTCTTCATGCGCCTTGTTAATCCCATCAATCGTTTGTTTAAGCGTCTCGATTGCCGCAGAGGCCTGCGCGGTACTTTTTCCGAGAGGACCGCCTTCAAACAGGCTAAGAAATTTCTGCGCTGCGGACAGAAGAGAAACGATATCGATCAGATCTTGCTTAATTGCGCCGAACCAATGCTCTGATGCGTATGCTTTGGCCTTGGTAACAAGGCTTGTCCACGCATCATCGAACGCTTTGGCTTGATCGGCCAGCTTCTGCAGATCTGGCGCTGCAGCTGCAGCCGCCTGCGACAATCGAGTGACGGCGGGGCCACCCTTTTCGAGAAACCCTACCATGCTCTCGGCCTGGCCAGCGGCGCGGGAGATATCGACCTTCTGAATCTCAGTGCGCGCGTTCTGTATGAGGTTCGCAACAATCTCAAAGGTCTGTTGCAAGGTCAACGCGTCGCGGTTGACGCCCTTCAGCGCCTGCGGATTGGCATCAAACAACGTGGAGAGCGTATTCTTCTCGCCACGCTTCATCTCATCGAGTAGCGTCGCCAGCGATCTGACGCTTTTCGTAACGTCGTCGATTGACGCGCCCGTTTTTGAGGCGGCCTGCTGGATTCCGAAAATATCGTTCATCGACACCTGCACCAGATGCGCGGTGTCCTTGAGATCGATAAATCGGTTTTTCAGATCTTCGACAAGTTTGATGGCCTTATCCATCGCCGACGATGCAAAATTTGATGCGAAGTTGCCGAGAAACGATCCGGCGAACACAGGATTCATCCGCGCAAAACGATCTTCAATGCCACGTGCGGCGCTATCCGCGATATTCCTCGCATCTTTCATATCTTTTTCGAATTTGGAGAGCTGAGCCGATAAAGCTACAACAAGCGCCGCCGTTGAATCTGTTGCCATAACTATTCGCTTTTCGTCAGAGGAATCATGCGCTCGCAAGCCGGACTATTGAACAAACGCCTTGCAATGCTAGGCCTGCTCACACTCGTGGTGATCCTTGGAATCGTTTTGTCGCACCGTAAAACTCATGATTCAATCAATCATCCGCGCGCGACATTCATCGCGACCGCTAAGAACGAGGCTGACTGGCGCCCAGACGTTGTTCCAAAACAATGGCCGCAGTTCACGGTGGCCCCCGGCCAGAAGCCGCCGCCGCATAAATCACCGGATCAAATCATCGCGCTTGCGAAAGAATTCATTGCTAATTGGGACAAGTGGCAACCTTTGCTTTTTTTTCCGGAAAAAACGCCGCGTGAGGCGCTTACCGCCAGTGGGCGGGTTATCGATTATCTGCTGACCATCGATCCTTCGGACCGAAGGTACCCGGAGGCTTGGGCGTTATTCATCAGGGCTCGGCAAATTGATCGCGAAATCGGAAAACGAAACAGACTGTAACTCTAAGCATCCCCGTGAAGCCGTTTGGCCTCTAGAAATTCCTCGGCCGTGGGCGCCGAGATCGCGTCCTCGCCGCCCTGCGCTTTGTTCCAGCCATCGACGGCGGCGCAGAACTGGTAAAGGCTCATTCGTCCGACCTGCTCGGGGGTGTAGTGGAGGACGGCTCCGGCGCCATAGAGGGCGGCGGCGGAGAGTCTTGAACTCCCGGCGCGTCCGCTGCCGCCTCGCTTTTTCCCACCGGATCGCTTTCATCGCCCTGGATCGCCGAGACGATGACTGCGTAGGCGATCAACGCGCTGGAGGCGAGCTTGCCGGGCCCGGCCCGCTCGTCGACCAGGCGCCGCGCCAGTTTCGCGTCCATGCCGCCGCCAATCAGGCCGAGCCGGAGGGTCTCGTGGACATCCTGCACCCGCCAGCCTTGCAAGCTGAGTCTGTTCGCAATCTCCTGCGGCCCGGCGTCGCGCTTGTCCTGCAGCGCCAGCAGCTCATCGATACCGAGTCGGAACTGGCGGAGATCGCCGGCCCAGGTCAGCTCAATCGAACCGTCCCTGCTCATGGCGCAGCCGTAAACACGCCGAGGGCGCCGGACGATTCCAGCGTGATCGCTGCGTCGGCCAATGCGCCGCGATCGCCATCGATCTCCCAATTCGTGAGATTGAAAGCACCCAGCCAATAACCGAGGGTGCCGAGCCAGACCTGCACGTTCTTGGGATCCGGCGAGCGGAACCAGGTATCGTAGGCGGTGACGGTGGCGAGCTTGTTGTCGAGCGTGCCTGCGCCGTTGATGGTGGCGCTGAGGCTGTCCTTGATCGCTTCCGTCCAGGCCGGATCGTCGGGATTGTCGCAATCCGGCGTGATGATCTTGTTGCTCGACGACTGAAACTGGATCCCGCGCTTGGTATTGATCAGACACGGATGGGTGAAGACTTCCGGGTCTGCGCCATCGCCGATCTTGATGTAGAGCGCAGTGCCGCGCAGGGACGTGAGCTGAGCCATGACGGCCTCTCCTATGTTTCGATGATGATGAAGCGGAATTCGACCATCGCGTGCTGCGTCAGGCCGTCGGGGTCGTCCAGCCGCTGGATCTGCTGGAAGTCTTGGATTTGGACGTCGAAACCGGCGAGCACGATCGGGGCTGCCATCGCGTCGCGAACGGCGCCTGCGATCTTGTTCACGGTCGCCCGCGCTGACGGCGGCCGCGCCCAGGCGTGGATCTGAAAGAAAACCTCGGAGATGGCGGCGCAATCGACGTCGTCGCCGATCACCTGGCCGCCGCCGACGTTGACATAGGGGAATGTCGCGCCGGCCGGGACCTCGTCGTAGACGCGGTCGCCGATCAGCTCCGCCAGCGCCGCGGTCTGTTTGAGCCGCGGCACGATCGCGGCCTGCAGCGGATAGGACGGATCTCTCATTCCGCCGACCTCTTCTTGATCGAGGCCGTGATCTTTCGCTTCATGGAAGAGATCATTTTCTTTTTCATGAGGCGATAGGTTGGAAAGAAAAACGGCTTCGCCGCCATGTGGACGGTGCCGAATTCATCGGCGCGGGCGTAATCGAAGGGCTTGCTCGAAACGCTCGGCCGGATGGTGAGGGTGCCGCCCGCCATGATGCGGATTTGCGTATCGGATTTTCCGGGGATCTTGCGCGCCGAATGCGAGAGGTTGCCCTTGTCGTACGGCGCCGCAGCGATCATCTGGCGCACGAGCGCGTCGCCCTGCGCGTTCAGCTCAGCAACCGCGAGGTCATGAACTTCCTTCTGCAGGTCCTTCGTCAGTTTCTCGAACCGCTCGACGCTCTGATTCGGCCTGCGCGCCATCTGGGACCACCTTTCCAACGTCGGCAGCAAGGAGCGCCCTCACGGCGGCTTCGGGGACACGTTGATAAGTCACCCCGGCTCGGTACTGAATGGTGACCTTGCGCGACGGGCAATATGAAAAATCCCGTGAGA